GATCGCGGAAATGATCAGGCACAAGGTAACGCCCGAGGAACTGATCAAGCGCCATTCCAAGAAATAAACGCTATACGCCCCCTTGACGTAATACGTCTGAGGGGCGTATAAGCATGACAGTTGAAACAAGGGGAAAAGACAATGTTGCAGATATTCAAGGCCTCGCTGGAAACACGCAATTTTTCATTCGAGGCGTACGGCTATAGCGAAGTGGAAGCGCACTACATCATGCGGCAGGTGTGGGCGAAGCATCGACGTCAGCTTGGCGCAACCGACACTTGGGCCGATGTTGAGGAAAGCGTGAACGTACAAGAGATCATCGTGAATGCTGGTTATCGTGACGGGACATTGATCCATCGACAGACAAAAGCGAGGGGAAAGAAAAATGAAAACGCTTGAACAATTTATCACGGAACACGGTCTGAAAATGAACTGGCGTACCGTTGATACGAATCCGAATTTTGCCTCCGACGAAAAATGGATGGCGAGTGCTCATCATTTCCGTTGCGTGATCCGCAAGGGCAAGCGGGGAATGACGGTAGGCTATAGTCAGGGGTCAGGCGTAACCACTGATCCGACATTGCCGGACGTGTTGAACTGCCTCGCGATGGATGCCAGCGCATTGCAATCCTCTTTCGAGGAATGGTGCGGCGAATATGGTTATGACGTTGACAGCCGCAAGGCGGAAAAGATTTTCCGAATCTGCCGCCGTCAGGGGCAAAGCCTGTTGCGGATATTGGGTGGTCAAGCTGCGCTTGATGACCTGATGTACCAGACCGAAAGATTATAAATAATTGCAATACGCCCCCTTGACGTAATACGTCTGGGGGGCGTATATTACCGGACATGGAAAAAGAGCAACACGGAGTTAGGAACATGATCCGCAAGGGCGACAGGGTGAACATCAAGCCGCAATGGCAGGATGAGGGCGACAAGGGTTTTATCTGGGTCGCATTGAATGATGAGGAAAAGGGGCGCGTCGATATCACGCCGACAGGACCATCATGGGAAGCATGGCGTTTCCCGCCGTCCTATTGCGCCAAGGTTGAATGGCTCGAAAACATGGGGAGTGCAATGCCGGAATTTCATCCTGAATTTTCCGATTATCCGCTCGCTGATCTGCCCGCGATGCCCGAGGGGTTTTCGGATTCATCTTGGCATAATGACGTTTGCCCGAGTTACAGAAGCGAAACACTTGGCTTGCAGATTTTCATGGATTACGTGGACAAGTCCTTGAGCGAAAGCGCGATGGGTACGCGTTTTTCAATCCATCGCGACATGCCCGATGGCTCAAGCGATGTCGTTTTTCAATCGGATGATTGGGCAGACATTGTTGAATTTGTCGAGGGTGAGAAAACCCGCGCGCCTATGCGGATTCTATACACCAGCGATGGCGAGGTGTCTGGCGTAATGACGCTTAATGAGCTGGTGCGGAATTTCGATTCTTCAAGCGCATGGTACGGGCCGAATGGCGAGGGCGTACGTTACGCCGACAAGATGCAACGCCACTTGCGCGAGCGTGGCTGGTTCACGGGGCACCATGATTGCGGCGATTATCTTGTCGTTAATATCGACCTCTTTCATCTTGAATACCGCGACCCCGCGATGGACGCCTGACCATGACAAACCAAGAAATGATCGCACACTTTCAGAAACTCGCGGATATCGGCAAACCAATCAATGACGATGATTGGGGGAGCGAGCGTCAAATCACGGCACAGAATTATTTTTTCGGGGAATTTGATATCAATTTTCCCGAATTGAATACCGCTGAATTTGAGCATTACTGTAACAAGGCGCGAACGGAAGAAATGTTCGACGAAGCGATGCGGCTTATTCGTAACAAACTCGACAAGGGGAAATGACAATGACGAAATCAACTCGCTACATCGTGCGCGACAAGGCGACGAAAGGAGCGGATTTTTTAATGTGGGGCGACAATGACCCCGACGCCGCGCAAGTGACTTTGCAACAGTGCCATGCGGACGGACTCGACGTCGAATTAGTGACAATGGCACCGGATGAAATGGACTCGCACACAAAAACACTGATTGAGGGGAAAACCAAATGAGCGGCAGCAATCTCGGAAAGAATGAAATCGATATCCTCGAAACGATTATCGACAAACGGGGAATCGATCAGGTGTTAATCGCGCTGTCTGAATTGTGCGGGGCAAAGGCTGAGCACATTCTCGCAAACTGGCAGGATCGAATCCTTGCGAAGCGATGGGCAACCGTCGAGGGCGCAATCGGTTGCGCCGTTCCACATGCAACAGGACTCTAGCCATGATCACAAACGAAAAAGATTTACGCCGCGCATTTTGGGAAAGTCACCCGAATGCGAGTAAGCGTACATTGCGCGATGGCGATTACGTCACCGATACGCGTATCGCCTTTGTCGAGTACGTCGACGCGCTGGCGCGTGATGGCGTGATTACCGAGGAACTGGCGCAACGGGTGACGTTATGAAATTCCGCGAATTGAAAATCGGGGACCGATTCGATTTTGTCAGTCCTAATCGAATGCTCAACAGTTATTTTGAGCGATGCGTGAAACGATCCGCGCAAACTTACACCGCTGAAAATGCCGACTCGCAAGTTGTCATGCGAGTCGGTTCAATCAACGTTGAGGTTTATCACGTCGAGACGCCCGAGGATCGCGAGGCGCGCACGGCGATTCATTGTGAACAAGATGAGCCAAACCGATGAGAAACTTTCTTCGCAATCTTTACGAGACGTTCGCTTGCATTGGGATCGTGTTCGCTGCTGCCGTGTTTGTCTGCAATGCGCCGACTCCTGCCGCTTTGTGGGAATGGGTCATTAGGACGATAGCAGTGCCGTTTGTGCTGGCCTCATCCGATCCGTTGACAGCTTGCGTGCTGGTCATTGGATTGATCAGCGCGCCAGTGCTTTTGTGGGCGCATATTGAGTGAAAAGTGGCCGGTAATGTTACGCCGGCGGACCTGGTAAATTCGTAATAAAATTGCGTATCATTGACATTCCCGCGCAAATCGACGTCAGATAGGTAATTGAGAGAATCCGGTTAAGTGGCCGGATTTTTCTTTGGGCGGTTTCAATCCCGTACCACTGCAAACGTCCACGCCCCCGCAAACACCCTCGCGCGGAATATAATCCGGCCAACGTTCGATGCTCGCGCGCTGTCATGCCCGCGCGCTAGCAAGTAATGTGCCGCACGATACGCGTCCTACAATTCCAGAATGCGGGAACACATGACGTGTTACCGTGCTCGTACGCTCGTACGCTCGTACGCTCGTACGCTCGTACCTAGTACGCGCGCACGCGTGCCAGCTCGTACGCGTCGCACGCTAGGATGATAGTCCGCTAGGATTATTTTCGTTTGCGGTTTGCGCGCGTGATCGAATCGTCGCCGGGAAATTCGCGAGGGGGTGGGGTATGTCCCCTTTTATGTGGGACTCCGTGGCTGGTCGGATGGAACCTTACCCCGCCCCCGCCAACCGCCGAAAAACATTTCGGATATCGCCTAAGGGTCGCCCGCTCCAAAAATCTACTGCCCGCATAAAACATTCGGAGATATCCTATGGCCTACAAGAAGGGTCAGTCCGGCAACCCGTTGGGTCGCATCATCACCGAGCGGCCTTTTGCCGACGCGCTGCGTATGGAGATCGCTGCCGCCGGCGGCGACTTCAAGCAACTGCGCGAGATCGCCAAGAACCTCATCAGGCTTTGCACGGTCAAGTCGCGCCATGCGTTACCGGCGATTGTCGCGCTGGCCGACAGGCTTGACGGGCGCCCCGCGCAAACTTCTTCGGTCACGGTGACAAAACATGACGCTTCCGATTGGACGCGGGAAGAACTGGAAGGTCTCATCCGTAACGCCATTGCAAGCGGCGCAGGAATTGCTGCAGCGCAAGACGGCGAACGAGAGCCTGATTCCGTTCACTGAATACACCTTCGAGCGCTACCGCACGGCGGAGCATCATCGCCTGATCGCGGCCAAACTCGAGCAGGTCGAGCGCCGCGAGATCGACCGGCTGATGCTGCTGGTGCCGCCGCGGCACGGCAAGTCGGAACTGGCGTCGCACAGGTTCCCCGCCTGGTATCTCGGACGCCAGCCGGATCAGCAGTTTATATCGGTGTCCGCGACCGAGAGCCTGGCGTCCGACTTCGGCCGCGCCGTGAGGAACACGATCAACAGTTCCGAGTACCGCGCCATCTTCGAGACGACGACGCTGGCGGAGGATTCACAGGCGAAAGGCAAATGGCATACGAGCGGCGGCGGAATTTACTACGCACTCGGGATCGGCGGTTCCATCATGGGCCGCGGCGGCGACTGTATCCTGATCGACGATCCCTACGCCACGATGGCCGACGCAGAGTCGGAGCTGACGCGCAAGAACGTGTGGGATTGGTACACCGGCACGGCTTATAACCGCCTGATGCCGGGAGGGCGCATCGTCATTATCAATCACCGCATGCACGAGGATGATTTGTGCGGGCGGATTTTGGCGCAACAGGCCGCGGGCGGCGACAGGTTCGAGGTGGTTGAATTACCGGCGATCAACGGGCAGGGCGAGGCTTTGTGGCCGGACGCCTATCCGCTCGAGACGCTCGAGCGGATCCGCAGGAACACGCAACCGCGCTTCTGGTCTGCGCTTTACATGCAGAACCCGACGCCGGATGACGGCACGTTTTTCAAGTCCGAGTGGTTGCGGCCGTACGATCTGCCGCCCGATCGCAAGACGTTGAGGGTTTACGGCGGTAGCGATTATGCCGTGACGGCGGACGGCGGCGACTACACGGTTCATGCCGTGGTGGGGCTCGACCCCGACGGCAAGATGTACCTGCTCGATATCTGGCGCAAGCAGACGGCGTCGGATGAATGGGTCGAAGCCTTCTGCGATCTGGTCTTGAAGTGGAAGCCCTTGGGCTGGGCGGAGGAACAGGGACAAATTCGTTCCGGTATCGGGCCGTTCCTGGAACGGCGCCAGCGCGAGCGGCACGCTTATTGTTTCCGTGAGCAGTTTCCCACCCGCGGCGACAAGGGCGTGCGGGCGCAGTCGATCAGAGGCCGCATGGCATTGGACGGGCTCTACGTTCCCGAATACGCCAAATGGTATCCGGCTTTCAGAAGTGAGCTGTTGGCATTTGACGCCGGGAAATATGACGATCAGGTCGATGCCATCGGGCTGGTCGGGCAATTGCTCGATCGCATGACCGGGGGGGTTAGACCCAAACCCGTCGCCAATGCCCCGATCGAGTTTTCGCACTACAAGACCATGAAAACCGGCACCGACGACGGCTTCAAGGCGTGGTGACATGGCGAAAGATGCTTACGATCGAACCGCTGATTTAGTTCAGGACGCGCTGATCGATGGCGTGCTCAATGCCGCGCGTGAGGGCGTTGCCGATATCGTCAAGGAATATTCTGACGAAAAAACCAAAATGGCAAAGATCGTGAAGGTGCGTGACGCTGCCGCGCGCTTTATGTTTTTGATCGAGGGTATGATGGCGGATTTTGACAGCGAAGAGGTCGACGATGCCAGCGCCGATAACGAGCACGATCCCGCCAAGTCATAAAGATTACGGTTGGGTCAACGGCAAGCCAGCGGGCAAAGGACGATAGTTTTCACAAACTTAAGGGAGTTTGTATGAGACGATGGCAAGCAATTGCCGTTGCGATCATGGCGGTTACTGTGTTCGCAACGTCGCAAGTGAGTGCAAGAGTTCACCATCGCAATACCGTTGCCGATGGCAACGGCAATGTCGTTTCACATAAAACAGGTGCCAGCGCCCGCGTTGGCGTCGAGTTCGCCGCAAAGTTTCAGGGCTACGTCGACGCCATTGAGGCGACCGGGGCCACGGTTTATTTCATGGGCGGGATCAGGCGAGGCCATTGCTCAAATTCTTCTTTGCATCCGTGCGGTAAGGCGCTTGATGTTTGCCAAACGGGCAGGGGGCGCGTCAGCGCGAAATGCCATTTACCGGATCGCTCGACATTAGCGCGGATTGCCGAGGCGCATGGGCTGTTCGAGGGCGGGCAATGGTGTCATTCGGATTTTGGTCACGCCCAGGTTGGCGTTACGGCGGAAGCGTGCGGCAATAAGGGCTCGACCATGACGGCCAGCGCAAGAACAAGGCGCAATGAGGTAACGGCTTACGCCGATCCGATGTTTGCCGAGCGGCTGAACGTGCATTGATGACTTTCGAGAGTGAGGATCTGTGGGCAATCGCGGTGATCTTGATCGCGATCGTGGTGCTGATCATCTTGTTTATCATTAACCCCTGAGGAGAAAGACGATGGGCAAAGTGAAAAAAGGCGGCAAGGGCGGGCGCAAGGGCGGCAAGGACAAGGACGATTGACGGCACCTTCCTACCGCCGCGTGGCAGCGGTTAAGGACTATAACGGGCCGGGGCTGGTACCGATGAGGTGCCGGTTATGGAGTCCAGATTTTCTCGCGGCATTGAGACGGCGTTTTTGATCGAGGCGCTGATCGTGTGCCTGATCCTAGCCGTGATCTTTTAATCTCAAACCAAATCTACTCAAACAATGTGAGGCAATTCTATGCGTAAAGCAGCAATGCTGGCCGGGGCATTTCTTTTGTGCGCTGGCGCAGCCAGGGCCGATCAATTCGACTACGGCAGTTTCGGCCAGATCAACGGCCAGAATATCACCATCACGTCACCGACAAGTATCGGTGTCAGCGCTGGCATGATCGTCCTCAACGGTACGGGACCGAATGCCGGTCAGACGTTGGACGCCTGGTGCGTCGACTTGTTTGATCATCTGCAAGCCAACGCGATCTACAATATCGTGCCGCTCACCACCGCGGGCGTCGGCTTTCCCAATCCAATCCTGACCAACCAGCAAATTGCCGAGCTCGGATCCTTGATGATCCACGGCACCTCGAGCACGCTTGGCAATACCTTTGGCCTCGACGGCTCGGCCGCGTTCCAGCTCGCGATCTGGAACGTCGAATACCAGGGCACGCTTTTGGATAACGCGTCTGGTGCATTGGCAACGCTGGTTGCGGCGCTTGTCGCCAACGTACAGCCGGGCGGGATCTGGGATTGTCCCGGTTGCTCGGTTGAATTGCTGGACGCGCCCGCACAAAATCAAATCCTGGCGTTTGGCGTCGATACAACGCCATTGCCGGGAGCGGTTTGGCTGTTCGCGGGCGGGCTCGGGCTGCTTGGCGTGTTCGGACGCAAACGAAAACTGGCATAGCGGGATTTTCGAGACAACCCCTCACCCCTCCCGCTGTCCGTCGCTTGTCTCCGCGGGTGTCATCCTCCCAAAGGCACTCCCAAGGGAAGTTGGCGTCACAGCCCGCGGGGCAGGCGGCGGTTAAACATTTCTCGAGCGGACAAAAAAATGGAAAGCCCGCAATATCTGCCGGTTGCGACGCAACAGGCGAAGCAGGGCTATGCCGTCGACGAAGAGGATGCGGCTGATATCCTCGATACGACAAAGCTGAGACGCCAGTACCAGGACTACGCCGCGGCCAAAAGCGCCGAAGGCTATGAAATGCTCGAGGCGCGGCACTATTACCACGGCGATCAGTGGACGCGCGAAGAGATCAGGACGTTACGCGATCGCAAGCAGCCGGTTGTGACGTCCAACCGCATAGTCCGCAAGATCGATGCGGTGGTGGGCCTGGTCGAACGCTTGCGGCAGGATCCAAAAGCGTTTGCGCGCACACCGATGCACGACCGGGGCGCCGAAATCGCCACGGCGACGATTCGCTATGTGCTCGATTCAAATGATTGGGCGTCGAAATCATCGCGCATTGCCAGAGGCGCCGCCATCGATGGCATTGCCGGGATCGAATACGATCTGGTGCCGGGAGACACCGGCGATCCGACGTTAGACCTGCATATCACTTACGGCGATGGATTTTTCTATGACCCGCGTTCTTACGATGAGGGTTTCACCGATTGCCGGTTTATGGGTGTGGCAAAATGGTGTGATCTGGATCAGGCCAAGGAGATCGCGCCCGAAAAAGCCAACGAGCTCGAGGATCTGATCGAAACGGGATCGGACCTGATCAACGTCACTGAATTCGATCGCGAGAAAAACTGGGTCAACACCACGGCGAAGAAAGTCAGGCTGTGTGATCACTGGTACATCAAGGGCGGCAAGTGGCGCTGGTGCCTGTACGCGGGCAACGTCGTTTTGATGCAGGGGGTGTCGCCGTTCATCGATGAGAAAGGCAAGACGTTTCCGCGTTACCGCATGTTTTCGGCCTCCGTCGACCACGACGGCGATCGTTATGGTTTTCCGCGCAATTTGAAATCGCCGCAGGACGAAATCAATCACCGCCGTTCCAAATCGCTGCATTTGCTCAACTCGCGCAAGGTGATCAGCGAAAAAGGCGCGGTCGACGACATTGAAGTGTCGCGCAAGGAATGGGCCAAGGCCGACGGCTGGATCGAGGTTAACCCCGGCCTCAAGATGGAACCCGACACAACCACGATGGCCGACTTTAAGGGCCAGCTTGAGTTGCTGCAGGAAGCAAAGAACGAGATTGAAAACTTCGGGCCGAATCCGGCATTGATTGGGCAGGGGCTTGAGGATTCAAGCGGGCGCGCGATTCAATTGCTGCAACAGGCGGGTATTGCCGAGCTAGGCCCGTACCTCACTGCGTTCAAGAACTGGAAAATCCGCGTTTATCGTGATTGCTGGAATATCGTGCAGCGCTACTGGAAGGCCGAGCGCTGGATCCGTGTCACCGACGATCAGAATTTGGCGCAATACTTCCAGGCCAACAAGCTCACCATCGATCAGTACGGCCGTCCGCAGATCGTCAATGCGTTAGGATCGCTCGACGTCGATATCATCATCGATGAGGGGCCGGATACGGTCAACCTGCAGGGCGACAGTCTGCAAGTGCTGCAATCGCTAGGCCCGCAATTCCTGCAAGAGTTCCCCGAGATCGCGATCCAGTTGGCGCCGCTGCCAGCGTCGGTCAAAAAGCCGATGATCGACAAGATTCAAGCCAAGCAGAACGCACCGCCGCCGCCTGATCCGAAAGTCATGGCGATACAGGCGAAAGCGCAGCTCGATCAGCAAACGGCGCAACAGGACGCCGCGCTGAAAGCGCAGGACGCGCAACGCGCCGACGCGCAAGCGCAGCAGGACATGGCGATGAAGGTGCGCGAGGCGCAAATGGATGAGGCGGCAGCGCAGCGCGACGACAACCGCGCCGCCATGCAAGCGCAGCAGGACATGATGCTCGAGCGAATGCGCGCCGCAAACGAGCAGCAGATCGCGCGCATGCAAGCGGTCATGGACATGCAGATCGAGCGCATGAAGGCCGCGGCCGCAATGCAGATCGATCGCGAGCAGCACGAACAGCAAATGGATATGGATCGCGAGCGCGCGGACAGTATGCCAGCGCAGCCTGCGGAATGAGCTCGTCGGCGGCGAACGATATCGCCGTATTCCTGACGCAAGCCCGACGCGAGAGCAGGGCAAAACGCGAAGCCACTGGCGACACAGTGGGAAAGAAGGATGACCCATGCCTGACGAAAAAGAGGACTTAACGGAAGACTCATTGTTCGATAGCGCGGTCGAGCCGCCAGTTTCCGAACCGGAACCGGCAGCAAAACCCGAGCCCGAACCGCCCGTAGCGGACAAAGCGGCAGCGCCAGAGACACCGGCCGACAAGGAGCGGCCACCTGTCGATGACAACGCCCCGCTGGTTCCGTCATGGCGCCTGAGGGAGATCAGCGAGGAAAAGCGCGCGGCGCAAGCCGAGCGTGACGCCTTGAAAACGGAAAATGCCCGTCTTGCTTTTGAACGGCAGGAATTTCAGCGCCGCATGGCGGCACTGGAAAACCCCGCCCCGAAAGCCGACGAGCCCGATCCGCTGATGGATCCCAAGGGGTATCGCGAGCACATGGAAAGACGTTTTGAGGAACGTCTGATCGGTGAGCGGCGCGAAATGAGCCTCCAAGCAGCTCGCAAGACCTACAAGGAAGAGTTCGACCAGGCGTATGCGACGGCACACGAGTTTCTGCGACAAGGTGCCGATCCTGCGCTGCAGATCCGCATGAACAATTCAACGGATCCCGGTGAAACTCTGATGCAGTGGTTTCGTGAGGTGAAAGTGCGCGCTGAGGTCGGCAATGATCCTGCCGCCTACAAACAAAAAGTGCTCGCTGAGTCCCTCAAGGATCCCGAGTTCCGTAAAAGCGCAATGGAAGCGTGGCGGAACGAGGCGCAACAGAATCAGAATCAAGGCAAGGGCCGTCCTATGCTCGCTCCCTCGATGAACGGCGTTTCCCGTCAAAGTGCTGCACTGAGGGCGTCACAGGAAGATTTGTCCGACGACTCCCTTTTCGATTCAATCGTGACCTGATCGTTTTCGCGTTTCATGTGAAACAACCCGCCCTCTTGTGGCGGGTTTTTCATTGACCGTGAGGCGATCCGGTTTGTCTTGAAAGGATCGGCCACATGGCCCTCACGGCTAATCATGTCAATAATGAAGTCATTAAATTCCGCAAAGACGCGGCGATTGACTTCCTGCGAGCATCGCGATTCGACCCCTTCATGGGGGCCGATAGCACCTATCCGATCGTGCGGATGAAAGACCTTGCCGCGGACGGCAAGGAAATCAACGTCCCGCTCGTTACGCAACTAAGCGGTCCTGGCGTTGGCGCTGGCACGTTGCGCGGCGCTGAGGAACAGATCGATAGCTACGGCTTCCCGGTCTGGGCCGATTGGGCACGCAACGCGGTTGCCAATAACCGCGCCGTGAACAAGGAAAGCTCGTTTTCGATCCGCTCGACAGCACGTTCTTTGCTCTCGGGCTGGTCAAAGCGGGTGGTGCGTGACGACATTGTAGACTCGTTGCTGTCGATCCCGACGTCAGCCGTGCAAGCGGGGCGCCTCACAGCTCCCGGTTCTCGCGTCAACGGCGTCAAATGGTCGGCGGCGTCAACGGGGCAGAAAAATAGTTGGACGACGGCAAACTACGATCGCGTGGTTTTCGGCAGCGTGATCGGTAACTACAATTCGACGTTTGCAACCGCGTTGCTTAACGTCGATAGCACTGCCGACAAGATGACGGCGGCGGTTGGTTCGCTGATGAAAAACGTGGCGCAGCAAACCGGTGTCGATGCTTCCAATCCTGGCGTCTATAACGGGCGCCCGAAAATCAGCCCGTACCAGCTCAAAGGCGCTGACCAGGAATGGTACCTGTGCCTGATCGGGTCGCGTGCAATGCGCGACTTGAAAGCCGATCCGCCGATGTATCAGGCGAATCGAGACGCGCGCGAGCGTGAATCATCCCCGACGAAAAACAACCCGATCTTCACGGGCGGCGGGCTGGTTTACGATGGCGTCTATTACCTCGAAATCCCCGAAATCACGCAACGCCTTCTGCTCAAAGGGCAGGGCACGGCCGGTATCGACGTCGAGCCGGTATTCCTGCTTGGGCAGGGCGCGATCGCGTATGCGCTTGGGCAAATGCCGCGCCCGACGCAGCTCGAGGACGGTGATTACGACTTTATCACCGGCATGGGGATCGAGGCCCAATACGGCACCGCCAAAATTGCCAAGGCACCGCTCTCGGTGGTCGGGGCAACGGTCGGTGATCTTGTCGATTGGGGCATGGTCACGGCGTTCGTGTCTGGTGTCGCCAACGCCTAATTCCCCCCAACTCAAACCGGGAGGGTGAAAAGCCCTCCCGTTCCTTTTGAAAGGAGGGAGCGATGGCGTATCGCAGGGATTGGGCTTCGACGCCCAACACTGGCGGGCAAGGCAATTCCGGCACCCGTAAATTTCTTGGGCGCCGGGTTCAACTCAGCACAACCGATCTTGGCACCTCGGCGAACACGATCGGCGCCTTCACGGTGCCAGCCGGGTTTACTGTTGACGGTTGCGCGGTTGCCTATTCCGACATGGATGGCGGCACCTCGCTATCAATCAGTTTGGGCGATGCGGCGTTGCCGACGCGTTATCTCAACGGTGACGTGACCGGGCGCACGGGCGGCACGACTGTAGCGGTCGCATCTACCGGGTTGCTCTACAAAAATCCTGCCGAGACTGAAATTCTCATAACGATCGGGGTCGCGGCAGGAACGCCGGTTGCCGGGACTATGGACGTCTTTCTCAGCGGTTTCGTGACGTAGCGAAGCCTTAAACTTAACAATCCATTTGTCAGGAGAAATCGCAAATGGTCTATCGTAAAGATTGGGGTCAGCCCCAGGTTGGCGGTCAAGGTTTTGCCCGCACAATGAAAACGATCGGTCGTCGTGTGAATGTCAGCGCGACGGATGACGTTACCGGCAATACCGTCGGCGCCTTCACGATCCCCGCGGGGTTTGTCGTGACCGGTATTCTCTGTGTCTCGAGTGCCTTCGCGGCAGGTTTGGCGTTCACGGTTGGCGATGCCAACAGCGCCAACCGCTATCTCACGACGGGCGTGGCGGCAGCAACCAACGTCACGCTCGCTGCGGCGGGCTTGCTCTACAAGGCGCCTTCTGAAACTGAGGTGCTGGTTACGATCGGCACACAAGCCGCGGGTAACGTCGTTGGTACGCTCGACACTTATCTCACCGGCTACATTGACAACTAACGGTATCGCAAGCGCGATGCCCCAGGAACGAAACAAGTTAGCCACTCGTTGATATGCGGGTGGCTAATTTTTTGGAGGAAAACACAATGGCGAGCATGCAGGTTACCTACCACGGCAAGGACGGCAACAAGGTCTGCGAAATGAGCGGGTTCAGGTTTGTCGAGGGCGAAATGGTCGACGTTACGGTCAACGAAGCCAATGCGGCTTTGCTGGCTGAAATCCAGAAGGACAAGGCCTTTACCGTGAAGGCAGCTCCACCTCCTCCCGAGCCGGAAGTGGCTGCGCCGCGTGAAAAGCCTCATCTAAAAGCGGATCCGAAAGCGGATACAAAAAAAAATCAGCACGAGGCGTAAGCTTGCCGTCAGGCGGACGACGGTGAAAAAGGCAGCGCACCGCGGCAGAAACAAAAAACGCAAGGCTCATTAAGAAACAAAACTCCGTCCCGATCGGGCGGAGTTTTGTTTTGAAGGGTGACAGATGGCAACAGTTTCCGTGATTTATCGCGCGCCGAAAGGTGACGCCAAGGTATGCGAATGGGGCGAGTTCACGTTTTTTGACGGCGTGGCGGTCGAAATCGAGGAAAACGAAAATACCGCGCACATGATCAAAAAAATGGCCGGTAACAAAAATTTCGAGCTGTCGGAAATGGGGACGGTTAACAAGGCGATGGATCAGGCGGCATTGCAAAAACCGGCACCCGAAGCTGAACCCGAGCCAGATCCCGAGCCTGTGCCCGAACCGGTACCAATACCGGAAGAAGATCCCGTGACGGATCCTGATCCTGGCCCAGTATTTGAGGATTATGTACCCGAGCCGGTAAAACCAAAAACCGTCCCGGCGCGGGCAAAAACGCCCAGGAAAACCGCCGCGGAGAAAACCGTCAAAGAACGCGTGATGGCAAAGCGCACACGGGCGGGCTGGTAAATGTCGAAAACGCGAGCGCAAATCCAGTTCAAGGTCTTGATGATTCTGACGGGCGGTGACGTCGGCACGAATCCGTCGAATGAGGACGCCAACAATATCGACGGCTATATCGACAGCATGGTTGCCGAGCTGGCGTCTGATTCAATCTACATCGCGGACCCCGACACGCTCGATGAGGATATTTTTATCACCTTCTGCAAGCTGGTAGCCGACGCTGCCGCTGAGGAATACGGCCAGAAATCAAATCCGCAACTAGCGCAACTTTGGCGCAATCGTCTCCGCACCATCAAACGGCCAACGCCGGGGTATGGCCCGCAAGCAACGGAGTATTTCTGATGAACGAATTATTAGACCGGCTCCTGAGAACTTTCACACCGGAAACGGCGGGGAAAAATCTTGGTTCGCCGCAGGACGATCTTCCGGGTTGGGCGCGGGCCGTGCTCGAGCAAAGCCGTCCGGATTATTTATCGCGGCCTGGATGGGGAGGTGGTCAGCCGATTGATCCGCGGTCGCTGCCGTCACGCCCACCTATGCCGGGAGTTGTGCCGATGCCGCAGCCCGGTCTAAGCCGTCCGCCAATTCCAGGGGGTCAGCCGATCGATCCGCGATCATTGCCACCGCGTCCGCCAGTATTTCAACAAGAGGGCGGGCAACCTCCATCACCGGGGCTTAGTCGCCCGCCAATCCCGTCATATCCGCAGCAAACACCGCCCCCAGAAAGCCGTCCACCGATTCCGGGCGGGCAGGGGATCCCGCCGCAAGTGTTGCAGTATTTGCAACAGTTGCAAATGCAATCGCGTCCGATCGTGCCGCAACGGTCGGATCTCCCAGGTGCGGAAGCAATGCAAGCGCTTTCGGGGGCCGGAAGCGCGGCGCCGTCTCCGTTGCTAGTGCAAAGTAATAATAACCCACCGATCAATCAACTCGATTGGATCGGAGCAAATGTCAGTCCTAACGGCGTTCCGAGTTGGAATCGCTGACGCAAGCAACGGAGTATTTTTAAATGGCAGGACTCTATGGAAGGCTGATGATGGGTCACCCCGGCACGCGTGCTCCCGTTGCGCCGCCACCTGTTGCACAAATTGCCGCAAACCGGATGCGCGCCATGCAATCAATGCCGCCTGGGGTGCAAAGAATGCTGGCGGCGCAACGACCACCGACAGCCCCGCCCGCGGTAGCGGCGCCTGGATTAGTGCGACCGACATTGCCGAACGGACAAGTGCCGCCACCTCAGGGAATGCCGCCCCCAGGCGCACAAGTGGCGCCAGCGGGGCCGCAGGGTATCCCGCCGCAAATCCTACAATTGTTGCAGCAACGGCAAATGCAAGGCGCGCAGCAACCCCCGCCGCCGCAAGCGCTGCCTCCGCCACCGGCTGCGCCGCAACAAAGCGTGTCACCGGAAATGCTGCAGCAATTTCTTGCTTCGATGAGGGCGCAAGGCGGCTAAGAATGCCAGCGATTCCAATTCCATTCCCGTTAAGCACTGCCCCAGGCGCGTTTAATCAGGAAGAAAGCGGGCGGCTGATCAATGCCTATGCCGAGCCGTTAGGGAAAACCGTATCGGCCTCGAAAGCGGCTCCGACGCCGCCCGTTGTTTGGCGTAAATCGTCGGGATTGAGCCTGTTTGGCAATTCGGCCAATACGAATTTCCGCGGCGGGGTGCTGGTCGGCGGCAATATCCTTTACACGGCCTGGACCGAAAAAGCCTCGACCTTCGACGTGACCGGCGCGGAAACGGTACTTTCCGGCGCCTTGTCCGGCACTGAAAAAGTGTTCTGGGCGCGTAATAACAAAACGCCGACGCCCGACGTTGTGTGCGTGGCGCCGAGCACAGGCGCTTTTTTGGTGACCTCAACCGCGGTGAGCTCCTATCCCGATTCGAATGTCGGGGCGCCCAACAGCGTCGGTTTTCTGGATGGCTATTTCATCTTCACTTACAGCAACGGCAAGATGCAAGCGTCGGACTTGAACGCAACCAGCATCAATACGCTCAATTTCACGACGGAACAGGCAAAGACAGGCGGCCTGTTGCGAGGCTTGCCGTTCAACGGCCAGTATTGGGTGTGGGGGCCGAACCACGGCGCGGTTTACGCCGACACCGCGCAGCCCACCGGCTTTCCGTTCACGCGGTCCTATGTGATCCAGCGCGGGTTGCTCGGGCGCTATGCGGTTGCGGGGCATGAAGATGGATTCGGATCGGCGCTGATCTGGGTGGCGGATGATCAATCCGTCGTTCAGGCGAACGGCACGCCGAACCCGACGAAAATCTCGCCGCCCGATCTCGACCGGCTGATTATCGCTGTCCCCGACAAAAACACACTCGAGGCCTCGGTCTATATCTCGGCAGGACACCCGAAATGGGTGCTGTCATGCCCGGCGTTTACCTGGGAGTTTGATTTAGGATCCCAGAAATGGAACGAGCGGGCAAGTTACCTGATCCCGCGCTGGCGCGGGGTCAGCGGCATTTCGGCTTTCGGCAAGTGGATTGTCGGTGATACCAAGGGAAACCAACTCTTGTATGTCAACGGCAGTGCTTACGACGAATTTGGCGAGCCGCTGATCATGCTGATGGAAAGCGGGCCGGTTTCAAAGTTTCCGAATCGCACCAAGATCGCGTGCGCCGATTTTAATTTCACCACGGGCGTCGGCATTGCGACGGGACCGGCTCCGCAAGCCACGAACCCGACTGTCGGTATTTCCTGGTCGAACGACGGCGGGTTTCATTGGGGCAGTGAAATGGTGCGTGATCTTGGGCCGCAAGCGCTGCAACAAAATATCCGGGTGTTGCGAACCGGGCAGACAGCCGGGATCGGGCGGCGCTGGCGCTTGCGGGTTTCTGGACCGATTTACGCCTCTCTGATCGGCGCCACTCAAAACACCGACATGACACGCTAATGGCAACGCCGCTTCCAGGTCTTGATAGTCCGGTTGTTGATCCAGACACGGGGCAAATGACGCAAGCCTGGTACAATTATTTTCAAAACCATCAAAGGCTGACGCAATTGCCTGACGTGGCGACGGTAGCGCCGACTAACGGCCAAACGCTCAAATACAATAGCACGACAAAACTCTGGACACCGGGGTAAGTCATGAAAGCTGCAATGATTGCAGCACGCGTTAAGGAGCACGGCGAGTTCGCTCGTTTGTCCTGAAACGCTTAACTTAATAGGAGGCTCCCATCGGGCTCTTCGATTTGTTCTCAAATGACACAGCCGACGAAGCGGCGCGCAAGGCCAATGAAGGGCGCCAAGCTGGTTACGATCAGCTCTCAGCCTTGTATGGTCAGGGGCGATCGGATCTCACCACACAATACGGTAAAGCCTCCGATCTTTATGCGCCTCTGGTCGCCAGTTATACCGGAGGCGCTAATGCATACGGCGATGCGTCCGGCGCAAATGGCGTTGAAGGTCTGCAGCGCGCGGCGGACACCTTTAAAAATTCCGGCCAGTACGGCACTTACGGATTTAATCTCACGCAAGGGCTGAACGCACTCGATCGCACGCACGCCGCGGCTGGTAATCTGTCGAGCGGCAATGCCGACACCGACGCGATGAAATTCGCCAGCGGACTCGCTGGCACTACCTACAAAGATTACCTCGCCAGCTTGCAGCCATACTTGGGCGCCGCTGGCAGTGCGGTGTCAGGTGCCGCGGGCGTCGATACCGGGCTCGGTACGGCACTCAATGCCTCCGATATCGCACAAGGCAATGCCGCCAACACCACGCAGACCGGAATCGGCGCAACCAACGCTGCCGCCGAAATGAATAATTATAACGTTGGTGCCAATCAGCTCAATGCACTGATGGGTGTTGCAAAACTGGCGTTAGCGGCGCCAACGGGCGGCGCAAGCCTGTTCTCAGGTTTTGGCGGCGGCTCACCAAGCGGCTATGGCGGCGGGACCGGGTTTGGAACGGGGCTTGGCTAATGGCTGACTTTGACATTACCTCACTGCTTGCAAACAGCGCAAAAACCAATGCCGATTTTGATTTTAGCAAGCTCGCGACGGCGTACTACGAGGGGCAAAAACAGCAATACGAGCAGCGCACGCGCGACGTGTTTCAGGATCCAAGCCTCTACGGTCCTGACGGGCAGATCGATCCCTACAAGGCCGCACAGGCCGCGTTGAAAGCGGGCGGCACGGCTGGCGTAGAACCGGCGAAAGGTGTTGTCGGAATTGCGGATCTTCTATCGAAACTTGGCAATCAGGCTGGTTTAACCCGCGATACCAATCCAAACGCGGCGCCGTCTTTGTATCGTGACCCAAACGGGCCGCAATCGTCTTTCCCGCCGTCGATCAATAGCTCGACAGGCGCGCGAACCACGGCCGCACCATCCGTTCCCGCCAACAATCCAACCGTACGCGGTGGCGGCGATCAGGCTAACTCGCTCGTCGCCTTCCTCGACAACGCTGGCGTGACGCCGGAAAATCAGGGTCAGCACATTGTCAATATCGGCAAAGAAATAACGGCAAGAACAGGCAGACCGTTTGACGCAAATGCGCCGCTGAATTTGCAGGATAACAACGTCCGCAGCGTGCTTGCGGGCTGGACGCGGGCGAACGCGGCGAATGCGCCCCCGCCGCAAGCCGTGGCACCGCAGCCGCAGCAAACGGCGCAAGCACCTGTCGCTCCTGCACCTGTTGCGCCAGCGCCGCAGACGACGGGCGGGCCACAAACGCCAATCGTGCCGACACCTGTTCAAACGCAGTCGTTCCGGGCGCCTGAGCGGCAAGACCCGTCGTTGGGCGGGCTGATCTCCCAGGAGGAATTGCGGGCGTTTGGTGGCACGCCGCAGGGCGTGCTCGCTGCCTACATGAAAAGGCTGAATATCGGACTACCGCCTGAGATCCAGAAAGAGGTTCAGTCAAGGGTCGACGCCATCAGAACCGCGTTGCAGCCAACCGGCGAAATCAAGAACGCACAGGCCAGCGGTTTTAACTCGCCACTCGAGTATGACGTTACGAAAGCCAACACGACGGAGCTCGGCAAGCAGGATATCGACACTTTCAACAAGCGAAATGCGCCGATCCAGGCGGCGGCGCAAATGTCGTACGATGGGCAGGGAAAAGCAAAACTGATGAAGCAGCTCACGCTCGATCCGAATTTCTACTCGGGGCCGTTGAGCGAAAATGTACAGACTTACAATCAGTTCAAATCGGTATTCGGTCAGAATCCGTCAGCCGCATTGCCGCAGGAAGCGTTCAATAAGGTTGCCGCCGACATGCTTACCGAGCAGATCAAGGCAATGGGCAATTCCGGCGTTGGCCGCGTGCTGATGGCGGAAGTCAACAATATGAAAAAGTCGCTGGCCGGACTTGGCATCACGGCGTCGACAAACCGCGCGTTGGCAGAGCTCATTTCCCGCAATTACGATAAAATGCAAAAACTCGGGGAAATCGCCAATAACATTCCGCAGGTTCCAGGCCAAATGAACCGGGAATATGACAGACAGGCACAGGCCTACCTCAAGGCAAATCCGCTGTTCACGAAAGAAGAGCTGCAGAATCCGAAACTGCTTGGCGCCCCCGACGCACCGCCGCAGTCGGCAAATTGGAGTGTCGATCAACGGCGGCAATGGGCGGCAAGTATCGGCCTCAAGCCGGGAGACGATATTCGTTTCAACGGCCGTCCTGTGAAAGTCCCCTAAATGGTCGAAACCGTCACCATCCCGCTCGGCGGTACGGACTATGGCGGCAACCCATTGCCGCCGCAGGGTACATTTTTCACCCCCGGCAAGGATCAAACAACGGTTGGCGACGATACGGGCGGATGGGCGCCATATACGCCGCCAAAAGTCGATACGGCGAAAACCACAA